GCCGGTTCCGTCGCAGTATCGGCAATCTGGTTCGCCGGGGAAGGCGTCGAAGGCTCGGAAATTGTTTTGATCGGTTCCAGTTCCGCAGCCTTGCCGGCCATGCCCTTCTTCACTCGCCAGGTGCCGTCCTTGTTCTTCGTGCCGGTGTGGATCGACGCATCGAAAGGGATGCCGCTGGAATCAAGTTCGACCTCCTGCACCGTCCCGGCAATCGCCTCCTGCGTGACTTCCTCGATCTTCTCGATCTTCTCGACTTCGGGCAGTTTCACAGGTGCCGATACGATTGCGGCAGGTGCCGATACGATTGCGGCAGGTGCCGTGCCTGCCAGCAGAGCACACACAGCCTGAAACTTCTCAACCGGGATCGGCATATTCACAAATTCAGCCATTCTCACTTTCCTTCTCTAGCGTCCAAAACCTTATGAATAGTATTGAGTTTCTCAAGCGCCCGAACCAAAATCTTCTCGGAGAGTGATCCAGGCGCGACGAAAATCTCCGCAGTAACTACGTTCTCTTGACCAAATCTGTCGAGGCGGGAAACGGCTTGCTCGTTCTGTGCTGGCACCCAATCAGGCTCTGCCAGATAGCATCGAGAGCAAACCTTTTGCAGACCATCCAAACCAGTTCCCGCCGCTTGGATATTGCCAATAAACACGCGGACATTATCACGCATGATAAAATCGTCAACGGCTTTTTGTCGTGCCTGTGCCGATTTTCTCCCGTCGATCCTGACAGTGCCAAAACGGGATAGGGCATCTTCCAGAATATCCAAAACCTGCAAATGCCAGGCGAAGATCACCAGCTTTTCGTCCGAGCCTTCGAGAAAATCCTTAGCATATTCCGCGATCTGCGGTGCCAGCGCAATCCCCATCAACCTGCGGGCTTCTGCGATGTGACCGAGAATTTCAAAATCCTTGGTCGTCTGGATTTCGTCAATCGACAGGTTCAACAACCCTTCGGCGGCAAGAGCACTTTGCACGGCACCATCTTCTTCGCAGCGCACAATGGTATAGCGCGGAGGTTTCATGAGCGTCAGCACGTCTTTCTTTTCGTGTCTCGCCATGACGTTCACGCGCAGCCGGTTCTGCAATTCCTGTTCCAGCGAGGTGCTTTCAAGCTTGAATCGCTTGCCCTCGATGGTTTTCATGTCCGCCTGCCGATTGTAACGGTTCTTGAATTTTTCCTCGCTGGCAAAGTCGATTGCTTCGTGAGCAAAAAACCTCAGCAGATTGTAACATTCCGAAGGACGGTTCAGGAGCAAGGTTCCTGTCAGCGCCAGATGCTCCTTGCAGTAATGCGCAATGGCCTTCATCTTGTGCTCACCGTGCTGATATTCGCCGCGCGAGTTTCCAAGGATTGCCCGTGTTGTGAGAGCGTCCACATTCTTCATGCGATGACATTCATCACAGATCAGCACGTCCCATTGGTATTTCGAGATTGCCCGAATGATCGCCGGATTGCGTGCAGCTTCATAGCTGATGATCTGGTAATGTGCGGTCGGATGAATGCCATCTTTGACCTTGAGCATGGTCGAGATTTTCACCATCGGGATCGTTGACCATTCCCGAATGCGTTCCTCCCATTGCGTTCGGACTGATGCAGGCACGATCACCAGAATCCGCTGTGCTTCACGCTCGTTGCAATAGGCGATGCTTGTGGGAGTCTTGCCTAGGCCCGGACTGTCCCCGTTGATCCCGCCCTTGCGTTCCAGCAGATAGTCGAGCGTGGCCTTCTGGTAATCCCACAACTCACGACCTGGCGGCAGCTTGCGCGTTCCTGTGCCGTTCAAAGCCCGAGACTTGTCTATCTCTCTGCGATAGGCTCCAAGCGTCGGCAGGCTCTCGTCGGCCAGATCAGCCAGAGCATAAGGATTGCCAACGGCGAACAGCACAGCCTCTTGCCGACTGCTTGCGCTGGTCGAAAAGGTCAAGCCGCGATAGGCCATCAAGCCAGCAATGATTTCCTTGTTCGCGGCAGGCACTCGCAGCACGAAATTCTGCCCGTTTTCTTCGACCTTCACAAATCATACTCCAGAATTTCAGGCTGACCCATAACCGGTAGAGGCCCGATCCAGCCTGCCACTGTGCCCGCGACAGGCTCCTTGATGTTGGACAGCCAGCCGGTGCCTCCGGCAAGCCAGAAGCGCACCACAGTCGGATTGTCACAGCCGTGCATGTAGCAAACGTAATGCCCTGTTTTGGTCGGCATACCTGTCTGGATTTTCACAGATCATACTCCTTCGCAGTGCTCATTCCTGCGGGCTTGGGCAGGTTCTCGCCAAGGCGCACGGCTGCACGCATCTGGTCGTCCAACCGGATCATGACGGCTTCGTAGGTCTCCTGACCCCACTCGATCAGCATCTGGCGGACTTCCTCCAAAGACCAGCCGCCGAACGTAGCCGCTGCGATGATCCTAGCCTTGTCGATCTGTTCCGGCGTGTAGCGCCTGTGACCGCCCGATGTGCGTTCGACATTGCCAAGCAAGCCCTTTTCTTCCCAGAAATGGATACCTCGGACGGTCGTGCATCCTGCTCGTGCCATTTCATCAATCGTATGCATCTTGCTTCCCTTCGTCCATGAAATTGTTTCTCCAACGCTCACTGAAATAGACCGACAGTTTCTTGCGTGTTTCTGCGTCTGGAGCATCAGGCATGTGCGACAGGATATGATCCAAAGTGCCGCCGACAGCCCTATCGTAGCGATCAGCAACCAAGAAAGCCCGCCGTTCGTCTCCCTGAAACTGATCCAGCAGCTTGAGATAGAGCACGCCCGCACTTTCGCTGAGGCCATACAAAGTGTTTTGTTCGAGAATCGAATTATTGTGCATCGAATTCCCTTTCGATCTGTTCAAGTTTCGCTTGCTTCCAATAGTGAATGCGTTCGACGATGAAATACTTTCGCAACGTCGGAAACTCCAGCCTCGGCAATCCCGCATAATCCAACTCAAATTCCAGTCGCTTTGCGGACTTCGCCACAGGACGCCAATGTTGCGTGTGGCCTACCACAATTGCCAAGGCGGGCCACAGGGGGGCGAGTTCAGCAGCGGTATAGAACGGGCGCACTTGCCAATGCGGAAGCCACGACAGCACCGCAGCAGCGTGAGGATCGCGCGGGCTGTTCTCGGCCCACAGCCTCATGTCCTCTTTCCAGCTTGCAATCAGCCCAGGCTGATTGCCCTTGTCTTTCATCGCCTTGATGATCGCCCACGTCTCGCCTTTCCAGAATTCCCGTCCGCTCATGCTCGTTCCTCTCATGAAAGCTGCGCGCTCATGCTCGTTCCTCACCTGAGAGTTGCACGCTCACAAATCATACTCCTGCTTAGGTATCCGCCAGGTGTTCCGATCAGGTCGCAAAAATGTCAGATCATCATTTTTGTTCAAATGCTTGCGCACGTCATCAGGGTCCAGACCATGCGCGCCTGCAATCGTGTAACACAAAGTGGACGTGCTGGTTTCTCCCTTCAATCCGTTCAGAACCTTCATCACTTCCTCAACGCTTGCCCAAGGATAGCGGCTGCTTGTCTTTTTCTTCTCCTCCGCCGGATCGGCTAGAGATGCGCAGCGTTCCAGCACAATCGAGGATGCCACTTCCTTAACAGCAAAATAGCTGATTTCATCCGTTACGTCAGCATCTTTTTGCTTGCGGACTCGCAATTCCGTCCCGCCGATTTTCAGCTTGGTCGAGATTACTGCATCCATGTTGGCATAGAAGGCGCTCGAACCGCGTGCACCCTTCGACTGGTCCTTGCCAGTGTGATGAACCGCGAGCACGAAACATTCATAGTAACGGGCAAGGTTCTCCATGAAGGTTGTTATCATGGTTGCATCCTTGGCGCTGTTCTCGTCCATGCCGGTTATGAGCCGCGAGAGTGTGTCGATCACGATTAGGCTAGGCTTGGCATTCAATTCGGCCAGATCGGCCTTCACGTTCTCCCAGGCTGCCGCGTCAGTGTAGAGCGGCACACGGTCTTTGATCAGGAACCTGTGAGCCTCTTTTGTTTTCACGCCTCGCCATTCGAGCCAGGCAGGCCAGCGTTTCTTGGCGGTCGATACCGGGCCTTCACCGGCAAAGAACAGCACATCATTCTGGACCGGCGGCGCGTTCCATTGT